GTGGTCTTTTTCTTCGCGCCCCTGACCCCCAGGGGTAGCGTGAGCTGGGAGGATAGACCGATGAAGCGCACAATCTGCGACTGGTGCAAGACCCCTTTCGACGCGCTGCGCTCTGACGCGAAATACTGCTCGTCCTCACATCGAGCGCAGGCGGCCAAGGCGCGCGGGCAGAGCCGAAACAAGGCGCAATCAAGCCCGGCCGGGCGCCGGTCCACCGCCATGACCAGCGCTCTTACCCGCGCCGTGCGGAAGCTGCCCAGGGCGCCGCACGATCCGGGCGTGGTCGCCCTGGCACGCCTCTACGCCCGCGCCCTGGACGCCGACCCCGACCTACTGCCCAAGCTCGGGCCGCAATACCTCGCGGTCCTGACCGCCTTGGGCATGACCCAAGTCAAGGGCCACCGGCAGGCCTCGCCCGCCGAGATCGACCTGACCCCGCTCGCCGGCGGGCAGGACACGCCGGCCCGCGCGGGCAAGCTGGACGAGCTGCGAGCCAAGCGGGCCGCTAGAGAACAGTGACCGGAGACAGCGGGGGCGGCATGATCCGGGCCAGGTGTACGGCGCCGGCGAGCGCGTAGGCGCCGTCGATCGGCCCCGCGCCCTTGCGGACGAACACCCACGCATCCCCGCGGTGTAGCTTCTGCGCGGAGTTGATGTGCGCCGTCAGCATCGGGTCGCCCGGCTGGACCACTTCGCCGGCCGTGACCTGTTCGGCCAAGCCCATGCACACCGCCGTGGCCTCAGCCTTGATGTCCTCCACCTTGACCCGTCGCGGCGGCCAGCTCCGATGCCCACGGTCCGCCAGATCCGCCGCGATCGACGCGGCCGGCCCGGCGGGAAACCAGCCGAGCATCCGCGGCCGCACTCGGGCGACGATGTCGGGCAGCTCGGCGCGCAGAGCCTTAGTGCAGCCGTACCCGTCCCAGGCCTGGACGACTTCGACGTGTACCTTCCCGTCGTCCAGGACCGCGGCCGCGGCCAGTGTGGCGTGAGATCCGTCCAGCGACACGTCCACGCACAGCGCCACCCGCCGGCGGTGCGGCGCCAGGTCGACCGGCTCGGCGCTGGCCGCGGCATCCCACGAGTCCGGGTCGATAGCCGGGTCTAGCAGGTGGACCCGCTGGCACATCACTTCGGTACGGAACCCCGCCAGCTCTTCACCGCCGGCGGCCTTCGCCCGGCGGGCATCGGCCAGCAGCACATCGGGATCCGTGCGCCGGCCTAGATCGGGGTTGGCAAGGGCGAGGGCGTGCAGGTCGGTAGGGTCGGCGCCCTGCGGTGCGGACCATTCGAACAGGCCTAGCCGCGGGTCGCCCTGCCCCGTCTCAATGAACCGAAGCGCCGGGTCACGCAACGAGTCCAGCACCACGGCGCCCGAGTCCCCCTGATTAGTGATCGCCACCAGCTGCGCCGTACGCACCGCGTTCATCGCCTTGCTGGCCGCGTTCCACGCCGAGAAATCCAGGTGCTCGCGCAGCTCGTCCAGCATCACCCGATGCAGCGTCATCGAGCGGCCGGCCCGGCGGTTGGACGCGGCGAAGTAGTAGGTAGACCCGTGTAGGTTCCGCAAATACTCTTCGCTGACGGTCAACCTGACCGGGTCCGGTCCCAGCTCGGCGGCCAGCTCGGGCGTGTCGATCGCCAGCTGGCAAACCTCCACCCACGTTTTCTTCGCATACGAGCGGTCGGTACTGGTGCCCAGGATCACCGGCACCCACTCCACGAACATCCAAAACAGGATCAGCTTGCGCGCCCAGGACGTCTTACCCTGCTGCCGGGCCACGAGCACGAGCACCGTTCGGAACCGCGGCCGGCCGTCCTCCAGCAACTCCCCGACGTGGATCGATAGCCATTCCTGCCATGGGTCGTTGGGCTCGCCGATTACCTCCGCGCAGAACCAATTGAAATCGAACCCGTACGACGTCTCAGGGGTCAGCTCGCGCAGCGGGGGCGTCCACAGCCGCGGCGTCACAGACCCCAGGACCAGGCCGGCGGACACGTCGGTAACCCCAGGGGTTTCTAACATGGAGTGGATTATCCGATAGCGTGCGCCATGTGTGGCCGTGGCAGCGCATCCCCCAGGTGGAACCGCGCGCCGAATTGTCGATTAGCGACCCCGCTCTGGCCGCCTGGTTCGGCATCGGACCCACGAGCGAAGCGGGCATCAACGTCAGCGAGTCCAGCGCCCTATCGGCCTCCCCGGTGTATCGGGCCGTCTCGCTGATCTCCAGCACCATCGCATCACTGCCGCTCAAGACCTACCGGGACACCGAGCCCGGACAGCGCCAGCGGGTCGCCTCGTTCCTGGACCACCCTGGCGGGATGGACGGGCTGACCCCGTTCGAGTGGAAACAGGTAGTGGTCGCCCAGCTACTCATGCATGGCCGGGCCTGCCTGGAGCACCAGCGCAACGGCGCCGGCGGCCTGGCCGCGCTCAACCCCGTACACCCGCACTCGGTCACGCCTAACCCACCGGAGATCCGCGACGGCCGCCTCATGCCCAAGACTTTCCGGGTCACCCTGCCCGGCGGGAAGCAGCGGACCTACACACAAGGCGTCGACATGACCGAGATACTCGGTCTGTCACTAGACGGCTGGTATGGGCTCAGCGTCCTAACCGTGGCCCGTAACTCGCTCGGCACCACGCTCGCCGGCGACCGGGCGGCCGCGCGCATGTTCCGTAACGGGCTGCTGCTCTCGGGCCTGGTCAGCCCAGCGGACGAGGATGTTGACGAAGAGGACGCCAAGCTCATAAAGGCCGGCCTGGACGAAAAGACCGCCGGCTGGGAGCACGCCGGCGAGATCGCTTTCGTCAACCGCAAACTCAAGTTCGACCCGTGGACCATGAGCGCCCAGGACGCCCAATTCATCGAATCGCGTCAGTTCCAGATCGAAGAGGTTGCGCGGTGGTTCGGCATTCCGCCGTTCGAGCTGATGCAGACCGAAAAGCAAACCTCCTGGGGCACCGGCATCGAAGCCCAGCAACGAGGCCTCGCCCGCGGCAACCTGCTCGGCTGGACGATGCGGATCGAGCAGCGCACGTCCCGACTGCTCGGGCAGCCCCGGTTCAGCGAGTTCGACTTCGCCGCACTCGAGCGGCCGACCCCGGTCGAAGAGATCCGCCTCATTCTGGAGCAGATCCGCGGCGGCCTCATCACAGTGAACGAGGGCCGTAGGCTGCGGAACCTGCCGCCGGTCGAAGGTGGGGACGAGCTGCGCGAGCCCAAGGGCACCCAAGACCAGCCGGCGACCGAAGGGGCACCCGCATGAGTCGGGCCACGGATCTGCTGACCCTGGCCGCTCGGGCGCGCGCCCTGCTCAAGCCCGCGCCCCGCGCGGCCGCCGACTGGTACCGGGTCAGCAACGCCACCGGCGACCGGGCAGAGCTGTACATCTACGGGGTGATCGGCTCAGATTGGGACCCCGACGACGTGACGGCCGCCGGCTTCGCCCGCGCCCTGGGCGAGATCACCGCGCCCACGGTGGACCTGCACATCAACTCCCCCGGCGGGTCGGTGTGGGACGGGGTTGCGATCTATTCCGCGCTGCTGAACCACCCGGCGACCGTTGAGGTTTACGTCGACGGGGTCGCCGCGTCGGCGGCCTCGTTCGTGGCAATGGCGGGGGACTCGGTCACGGTCGAAAAACCCGCAACCATGATGATTCACGACGCGTGGGGGTTGGTCATCGGCAACGCCGGCGACCTGCGTGAAATGGCCGACCTGCTCGACCAGCTGTCGGACCAGATCGCCGGCATCTACGCCGACCACGCCGGCGGAACCGTGGCCGCCTGGCGGGACCGTATGCGGGCCGAGACCTGGTATACCGCACAGACCGCCGTGGCGGCCGGCCTGGCCGACCGGGTTGGCAACGACACCGAACCGTCTGCGCCGGACAACCGCCGCAGTCAATTGATCCGCGCTCGCGCGCGAGTAACCCTGGGAGGGGTTGAAAGATGACCATCGAAGAGATCCTCGCGGCGATGCAAGCTGTCATCGACGGGGCGGCCGGGCGCAGCCTGACCGACGAAGAGGCAGCCAACTACGAGCAGCTCGAGTCCCAGCTCGCGGCCGCGAACAGGGACGGCGAGATCCGTGCCCGCCAGACCGCCTACAACACCCCCGTCAGCCCCGGCCTGGCGCCGTCCGCCGGCCCGGACGGCGACCCCAACGAGGATCTCAACAGGGCGTTTGAGGCCTACCTGCGCACCGGCCGGCCCAACGCGGACCTACAAGAGCTCCGGGTCGGATCCGGCGGGCCGCGCAACGCCCAGGAGGCCGGCACCACGACCGAAGGCGGCTACACCGTCTCGCCCGAATTCCGGCAAAAGCTGGTGGAGGTCCGGGCCGCGTTCGGCGGGTTCGCCGCCGAGGTCGAAGATTTCTCCACGACCACGGGCGCGGAGCTGACCTACCCGTCGTTGGACGACACTGCCAACGAAGGCGCGATCGATGACGAAGAGGCGCAGATCAGCGACGGCGACGACCTTGTGTTCGGCGAAGTCGAGCTGAACGCGTTCAAGTACACCGCCACCGGTGGCGACGGCGCCGGCAATGGGCTCCGCGTGTCGTGGGAGCTGCTACAGGACTCGGCGTTCGACATCCAAGCCCTGGTGGCCCGCGCCCTGGCGACCCGGATCCAGCGCAAGCAGGCCGCCGACTGGATCAACGGCGGGGGCACCACGCTCCCACTCGGGGTTTTCAACGACGCCACGACCGCCGACGTCGTCCTGGACTCCGAGGCGACCCTCGTGTACCTGAACCTGTTGGAGACCGAGGCCGCGTTGGACGAGGCCTACGACTCCAACGCAAAGTGGCTCATGTCGCGTACGACGTGGATCACGGTTATCAAGGCGCTGGAGGACGTCAACGAGCGCCCGCTGATCCTGCCGCAGGCCGCGTCCGGCATCGGCCAGCGCCCGGCGCGGGAGATCCTGGGCTACCCGGTCGTGCTCGACGCCGCGTGCAACGCGATCACCGCGGACGGCGGGACCGGCCCGTTCATGGGTCTCGGCGACTGGCGCGAGTCGTACGTCATTCGGCGGGTCTCCCCGTTCGTGCTCGTGGTCGACCCGTACACCCGCGCCGGCAACGGTCAGGTGCAGTACTTCGGCTGGGAGCGAGCGGACGGGACGATCCAGAACCGCTCGGCGTTCTCCGCGGTCGAGAACATCACCACATAGGGTCTGCTACACCCTTTACGAAACCGAAGATCATTCGAGGACCTGAAAGGATCGACCATGCTGCTCAAGGGCAACGCCGAGGCGGTCGCCGCGTACCAGAAGCGCAAGGGCGCCAAGCTCAAGAAAACCGCGCCCAGGCGCAAGGCCGCACGCCGGGCAAAGGCCAACTACAACGCCGGCGCCGGACCCAAGCCCAAGCCCGAAGCGACCAAGCCGGCGCCCAGCTCCCCGCCGGCGCAGTAGACACCGGGGGGACCGCTCGTCATGGCATGGCAACCGAACTACGCAACGGCGCAGGAGCTGGCCGCGTTCAAGCGGGTAGGCGACTCCGACGACGACGTGCAGTTCGGACTTGCCGTGGCGGCCGCCTCCCGCGCCGTCGACCGGCACACACACCGCCAGTTCGGCAAGACCGACGACGCCGAAGAGCGGCTCTACCTGGCCGAGTGGTCGTGGAGGCGCCGGCGGTGGGTCGTGCCGATCGATGATGTGATGGTCGCCCCGACAACGGTCACCAACTCCGACGACGACGAGATCACGGACTACACCCTCCTGCCGCGCAACGCCCAGCAGAAGGGCCGGCCGTGGACTCACCTGGTCATCAACCCCGGCTCGACCGTCTATCCCCGCGGCGAGCATGGCGAGCACTGGCTGACCATCGACGCCGACCCGTGGGGGTGGGACGCCGTACCTGACGCGGTGAAAGAGGCCACCTTGCTGCAGGGCTCGCGGCTGGACTTCCGCCGGGCCTCGCCGGCCGGGGTCGCCGGCTCGCCCGAGACCGGCTCAGAAGTCCGCCTACTCGCCCGCGTCGACCCCGACGTTGCCGTCTCGCTAAAGGACTACATTCGCTGGTGGGCGGCCGCATGAGGAACCCAGGAGAGAGGCAACGATGGGCGTAAATGGCGCTTACCTGAACGCCGTCGCCGACGACGGAAACCCGATCACACACATCGGTCTGACTGACGGCGGTGTGGAGCTGGCCGGCGGCAGCCCGGCATACGCGCGGCAGGCGGTGACCTGGACAGCCGGCGGCAACGGTGCCGACGACGACGGAACCATCCGCCCTAACGCTGACCTGGAATTCGACGTGCCGGCGGGATCCGACGTCGACGGCTGGCAGGGCTACTCGGCCAGCTCGGGCGGAACCGCCTACGGGGTCACAGCGCTGACCCTGGAGTCGTTCGCCGGGCAAGGCGAATACACCCTGGAAGCGGCCAGCACCGCAATCAACCACGCGGCCGGGTAAGCCATGCCTATCCCCTCCACCCCGTTCGCCCGTTACAGGGCGTCGTCTCTTACGGCAGGCGCCGTGAGCAGCTGGGAGGACGAGGGGTCAGGCGGTAACGATCTCGCCCAGGCCAACGGCTCGCTCCAACCGACCTGCGAAGCCGCCGGATTCAACGGCAACAAGTCCGTGCTGTTCGACACGGCAGACTATATGAACACAGGCTCTTTCGCCGGCGGGAATGAGGACCAGCCGAACACCATCGTTTTCATGGGTGAAATGGTCTCCGTTTCGGCCAGCGCTTCCGAGTACCTCTGCGATGGTCTAAACGGTGGTGGCCGGCACGCCATAATCTCGTCGGGAGACTTATCCGGTGACCCCGTCAGCGTTTACGCTGGACAAAGCCCTCTCGGCGTTACGAGTTCTCTTTCTCTCGTCGGCACTGCGGACGACGACTTCTGCTTAGTCGCCATTTTCGATGAGGCATCATCGGAGCTGCATTACAACGACGGCGGCAATACTCTCCCGGCATCCACGGTGGGCGCTCACAGCCTTGACGGCCTCACTGTGGGCGCCAGAATCAACGGTGCCAATGGTGGCAACTTCCGCGTCGTTGAGATCCTTGTTTACGATCGAGTGCTGTCCGGCACGGACATCACAGACCTACAGGATTACTTCGAGGCGACGTACACCGGCGGCGGCGGCGGGGCGTCCGGGGGCTCTGAGGCGACCGTCACCATCACGGCTGAGGGCGCCGGCGCAAAGCACGCATACGGGGGCTCTGAGGCGACCGTCACCATCACGGCTGAGGGCGCCGGCGCAAAGCACGCATACGGGGGCTCTGAGGCGACCGTCACCATCACCGCCGAGGGCGACACCACCACCGCGGAGGGCGGATTGATACTGCTCGACGTTATGGCCCAGATCGGCGCGCGGCTGGGCACCATCACCGGACTACGCGTGTACGACTACCCGGCCGACCACATCACCCCGCCGGCCGCAGTGATCGCCTACCCCGACGAGATTACCTTCGATGAAACGTACGGCCGCGGCATGGACCGGATGACGTTGCCGGTGCTGGTCATTGAGGGCAGGGCCAGCGACCGGGCCTCACGGAACAACCTGGTCCCCTACGCCAACGGCGCCGGCGCGAAGAGCATCAAAGCCGTCGTGGAGAGCGGCACCTACACCGCCTTCGACGCCGTGCGCGTCACCCGGTGCGAATTCGACGTCGTTCGCATTACCGGCGTTGACTACGCCGTTGCACTGTTCGACCTGGACATCGGAGGATCGGGAGAATGAGCAAAATCCACGGCAAAGACACCGTCGTCACGGTCGACGGCGACGACCTTTCCACCTACACCAAGACGTCGGAGTTCACCCGCGCGGCGGACTCGCACGACAACACCACCTACGGCGAGGACGGCCACGTCTACGACCCTGGCCTGACTGACGGAACGTTCACCATGTCCGGGGTCTACGACTCAACGGCCAGCACCGGGCCGCGGGCCGTGCTCAACCCACTTGTGGGCGCGGACGCCGTCACAGTCGTACGCCAGCCCGAGGGCGCCGGATCGGGCCTGCCGCAAGACTCGTTCGACGGGCTGCTCACCAAGTACACCGAGACCAACCCGGTCGCTGACTACGTCGCGTGGACGGCCGAATTCCAGATCAGCGGGACGGTCGACTCGGCGGCGCAGAGCGCATGAGCATCGACCTGGAAAAGCTGCTCGCCGCCCGCGCCGACACACCCACCGGCCTCCCGGAGGACGACGTCGAGATCCCCAGCATGGGCACCGTGCGCGTGCGCGGGCTGTCCCGCGACGAAGTGTTCGGAACCCAGCAGATCCAGAACACCGCCGCTCGGGAGCGCAAGGTGCTCGCTCTTGCCATGGTCGACCCGACGATGTCCGAAGCCCAGGCCGGCAAGTGGCAGATGGTGTCCCCCGCCGGCGAGATCGAACCCGTGACCGACAAGATCCACGAGCTGTCAGGGCTCGCGGAGGACGCCAGCAAAAGCGGCGTACCGGATGATGGAGGACAACCCGGAGATCGAGTTCGAGCACTTCCTCGCGGCCAAGCTGGGCATGACAGTGGGGCAGCTGCGGGCGAGGATGGGTAACGCCGAATTCGTCCAATGGCACATCTACTACGCCCGCGAAGCCCAGCGCGCAGAGCTGGAAGCGGCCAAGCATAGAAAGTGAGACCCGGCTGTGAGCCCACCACATGAGGCCGATCTCCCAGCCGCGGCGTTCGACCTGGCGAGCTTCGAGCGGCTGGTCAGAGTCGAAACCAAGCTAGACGCCTCACTGCACACCAAGGCCGCCGACCACGCCGCAATCATCGATGATCTGCGTGACCACGAACACCGGATCCGCACCCTTGAGCGGGTCTGGTGGAAAACGGCCGGCATAGCGGCCGGGATCTCGGCGCTGATCGCATCGGGCACCTTCGCCGTGTACGTCAACACGATCGGGGTGCAGTGATGGTCGAGCCGATCAAGATCGAAGGCCTCAACGAGTTCGTCCGCAACCTCAAGACGCTAGACCGGGACCTACCCAAGGCCGTCCGCCTGGCGTTCAACGAGTCCGCAGACCTGGTCGTGGACGACGCCCGGCCGCGGGTCCCCCGGCGCTCCGGGCGTGCCCAACGGTCGTTGCGCTCGCGGTCCACACAGACTCGGGCACGCGTGTCCGGCGGCGGCGCCCGCGCCCGTCATTACCCGTGGCTGGACTTCGGCGGCCGCGTCGGGGTCGCCGGCTCGATCCGCCGGCCGTTCCTCACAGAAGGCCGCTACATCTACAAGAGCTATTTCGAGCTGCGGGACTCGGGCCGCTTCGAGGACGTCATGGTCAAAGAGCTGCTGCGGGTCGTGGAGTCCGCCGGCATTGGGGTGAGCTGAAATGGCGCGCAAAAACGAGGTAACTCTCACCTTCGCCGGCGACCACGACCAGCTGGAAAAGTCTTTCGACAAGGTCGGATCCAGCGCCCGGTCCATGTCCGACGACGTCGGCACCGCCTCCAAAAAGATCAAGACTGAGGGCGTCGACTCGTTCGACCGGGTCGGCGAGGCCGCCGACAACGTCGACACGCGGGCGATGGGATTCCGGGACACCGTCACCGGCGTGCAGGACACGTTCAAAGGGCTATCCGACGACAGTCTGAGCCTCAGCGAGCGGATGCTCACGCTCGGCATGGGCCTGGGCGACCTGGGCTCGGGCATGTACAACTTTGTCGTCCCAGCGTTCAAAACCCTTGTGAAAACGAAGCTGTCGGACATACGGACGACCACAGTGCAGATCGCCACGACCGCCCGGCACCGGGCCGCCACCCTCGCCCAGGCCGGCGCCACGAAGGTGATGACCGTCGCCCAACGAGGCCTCAACCTGGCCATGCGGGCGAACCCGATCGGCATCGTAATCACCGTCCTGGCCGCACTCGGCGCCGCCCTGGTGGTCGCCTACAAAAAGTCAGAGACCTTCCGCAAGATTGTCGACGGCGCATTCAAGATCATAAAGAATAGTGCGAAGGCGGTCGGCTCCGCGATCAGCAGCGCATTCCGGGCGGCCTTCGGCGCCGTGCGTGGGGTCTGGAACGCCACGGTCGGCGGGTTCGGGTTCTCCATTCCGTCGTGGGTGCCGGGGGTCGGCGGCAAAGAGTTCCGCATACCCCGGATGCACACCGGCGGCATCGTGCCCGGCTCGCCGGGTCAAGAGGTCCTGACGATCCTGCAAGCCGGCGAGCGGGTCACCCCGGCCGGGCAATCCGCCGGCGGCGGCGCCACGATCGTGCTACGGGCGGACGGGTCCAGGTTCGGCCGCGCGCTACTTGAGGCGCTCCGCGAGTCGATCCGTGAGCAGGGCGGCAACGTACAGGTCGTGATGGGCACATGACGTTCAAGCCCGGCGCCGTCGTAGAGCTGTTCTACGACGACACCTGGAACGACATCACCGCCCTTGGGCACGTCCAGACCAGGGACCCGATCACCATCACCCGCGGCCGGGCGAACGAGTCCAGCCGCGTGCAGGCGGCCAAATGCCCAATGACCCTTGACAACAGGGACGGGCGCTACTCGCCGCGCAACCCGGCATCACCCCTGTACGGGAAGATCGGCCGCAACACCCCGATACGGGTCAAGGTCGGCTCCGACGTCCGGTTCACCGGCGAAGTGCCGGCCTGGCCCCAGGCGTGGGACAAGCCCGGCAAGAATGTGTGGACGTCGATCGAGCCGGCCGGCGTCATGCGCCGGCTCGGGCAGGGCGCGAGCCCTCTGCGCTCGGCGCCACGCCGCGCCATTGAGGCCTCCGGGCCGGTGGCCTACTGGCCCCTGGACGACGGCAAGCAGGCCACCACAGCCGCCGCGGCCGCCGGCGAATACCCGCTGCGCCCGTCGATCGGCGCTACCGAGTTCGGGCACACCCGGCCGGCCGAGTGGCTGGAAACCCTGCCCAGGTTCCCGGACAGCTCGCTCAAGGGACGCGTCCACATGCCCGGCTTCACTGACGAGTGGGGTATCGGCTCGATCGTGGACCCGGAGGACAGCAGCAACTTCCCGTTCATTTCCGTGCAGCACAGAGACGAGCCCAACGAAGGGCGGATCTCACAGTCCCTCTTTGTGCTGTCCTCGACGCTGCTGCGCTCGGCGTGGACTTTCTTTCCCGACGACGGCGGGTCGTCCAGCGGGGACGATTTCGATTGGGTCATACCGGCCGACTTTTTCGACGGCCGGCCGCACTGGTGGGAGCTGCGGCTCAACCAAGACGGATCCAACATCGACCATGCGGTGTACGTCGACGGGGTCGCCCTGACCTTGGCCGCCGGCACCGCGCAGATCTCCTCCCGGACCCTGGAAGCGCCCTACCTCGCCAGCATCGGGGGTGACGGCGAGGACGTGCTCGGGCACTTCGCGGTGTGGGACGATCTGGCCGCTATGGACGACGTCGCGGCCGCCGCACTCGGCCACCCCGGCGAGGCCGCCGGCCGTCGCATCGAGCGACTCTGTGACGAGCAGGGCGTGGCGTTCAGCTCAGCCGGCGACCTGGACGACACGGCCGCGATGGGACCCCAACCGATAGACACCTTTCTCGAGCTCTTGGGCGAGGCCGCCGACGCCGACCTGGGCATCCTGCACGAGCCGCGGGACTCGCTAGGCCTGGCGTACCGCACCCGCGTCGACCTATACAACCAAGCCGCCACGCTAGAGCTGCCCTACGTGGGCGTTTTCGGCTCACTGCCCGAACCCGTCGATGACGACCAGGCCGTCCGCAACGACATCACAGTCAAGCGGCCCGAAGGCAGCTCGGCGCGGGCACAGCTGCTCACCGGCGCCCTATCGGTCCAGCCGCCACCGGACGGGGTCGGCCGGTACGACACCAGCGCCGACGTGAACGTCGCCGGCGACGGCTTCCTACCCGAGCAGGCCTCCTGGCGGCTGCACCTGGGCACCGTAGACGAAGCCCGCTACCCCCGCATACACCTGAACCTGGCAGGCACCGCGTTCAAGGCCTCCGGGTCGATGTCCACGGCGGCCAAGGCGCTCGACATCGGCGACCGGCTCACTGTCGACAACCCGCCGGCGTGGCTGCCGCCAGGCCCGATCTCACAGCTCGCCCAGGGATTCGTGGAGACCATCGGAAACAACACCTGGGACATCGAGGTCAACTGCACGCCCGAGTCACCCTGGCAGGTCGCCGAATACGAGGCGACCGCCGGCGGGGACTACCGTTACGACACTGCCGGCTCGACCCTGGCCGCAGAGTTCGACGCCGGCACTGACACCAGCATGAGTGTCGACGTCGACGTCCTGCCGCTATGGACCACCGACGACGCCGAGACCCCGTTCGACATCGAGTGCGGCGGTGTGCGGCTCACAGTGACCGACATCACCGGATCCAGCTCGCCGCAAACCTTCACCATCACCCAAGCGCCAGTGAACGGCATCGAAAAGACCATCCCCGCCGGCACCGCCGTTTCACTCTGGACGAAAGCGAGGTACGCCCTCTAATGGTCGCAGCAGGGGAAACGATCATCGCCGGGAAGATCCCCGGCGAACGCATCGCCACCACCATCCGAACCGAGGACTCTTCCAACGTCACCTCCGAAGCGGTGATCGACACCGTGGAAGCAGCAGTGGTCGAAGGGCGCATCTACCGCGTGCGCTGGCACGGGCGTTTTGCATCGTCAGTGGCCGGCGATGACGCTCACTTCCGTATCCGGGAAGATTCGATCAGCGGGACGGAGCTTGCCAGCGTCGCCGAGGACCTGGAAGTAGTCGCAAGGCAGCCGCGCTCAACGATCGAGGCGGAATATACGGCGGATGCCACCGAGGACAAGACGTTCGTTGCCACCCTGACCCGGCTGGCCGGCACGGGCGGGGTCCACGGGGACGCCGCGGCCGGCGGCCCGACATACTTCTACGTGGAATATATTCGCGGCTGACCAGCCAAGAGTGTCGGGAGGGGTAATTTTATGACCGCGCAGAACACACCGCCGCGGGACGAGGCACCCGCGATCGACGGCGCCTGGGGCGTCGACTCCGACCCCTACACCGAAGAGGACGGGTTCACTGATGGTGTGCCCGACGACGTCGACCAGCCGCTCCCGACGCCGTACACGGAGATAGGCGAGGTCGATGGTTAAGCCCCTGTACCTGGACCGGTCCTGGTGGGCTGACGCGAGCTGGCCCCGCGGCGGCGCCCAGCTGGTCGCCGGCGAGCTGCACAAGCTCGGCAACGTGTGTCACTATCCCGGCCGGGCGTCGGCGTTCGGGGTTATGACCCTGGCGAACCTACGTTCGAACATCCGCGGCTGGTACCTGTACCACGTCAAGACCCGCGGGTGGGCCGACATCGGCTACCAGGCGTGCGCGTCAATGACCACACAAGGCCCGGTCGTGGTCGACCTGCGAGGTATCGGCCGCGTGCCGGCCGCGCATGCCTCCACATCGAACCCGCGGGCCAATTGGCACGGCGGGGCAACCCTGTGGACCATCGGCAACACCGAGACGCCGCACCCCGACCTGATAGAGGCGTACCGGCACTTCCGCACCAACGTGTGGCTAAAGCGCTGGCCGACCGCAACGGGCGTCACCCACCATCGGCGCGTGCCCGGCGCGCAGACCGCGTGCGCCGGCGACAAGATGGAAGCCCTGGTGGCGTCCGGCACACTCAGAAAGCAAGGAGACGGCGACATGCCAAATCTGGACTCGACCGACCTGAAGAACATCTACGCGCAGGTCCGAAAGGCGCTCGACACCCCGTTCCGGCGTACGTGGAGCGATGTGGAGTCCAACGTCCGCCCGGCGGACGGCGGGCGGTACGCGTTCTACGGCAACTCTGCGGCCAACAAGGCTGTGGCCCGGCTGACGGCGCTGGAAGCGCTGGTGGCCCAGCTGGTCGCCCAGGGCGCCAACGACCTGACCGAGCAGAAGGTCAAGGACATCATCGAAGGTGCGGTCATCAAGGTCGACGTCACAGTCGAGGGCGTCAACCCCAGCTAGGCACTTGACGGAATGCTCAACCTTGTGCAGACTGCGGGCATGACATCCGACATGGAAGATCCCGCGTTGCTCATGGCCGAGGACGTTGAGCGCCAGGACCGCCACCTAGACGCAACCGTGGACGCGCTCACCGCGCGCCTGGACCTTGAGCTGGACCGCGCCGCCCGCGATACCCGCGGGGATGTGATCGAGTGCCGTAACCAGATGCGGACGGTCGCCCTCGCGTGGATCCGGGTCGCCCTGAACGACCCGATCAAGGAATACGACTACCTGGCCGCATCGATCCGCACCATCCTCGCCCGACTGGACGCCGCACTGAAAGACCACCCCAAGCGATGACCCCCGTTGACGGCCAGACGATCACCGCGGCCGAAGCTGCGGTGATCCTGGGGCGCTCGGTACACACCGTGGCCCGGTGGGTGCGAGCCGGCAAGCTAAAGCCAACCGGCAAGCTCGCCGGCCCGCGAGGCGCCTACCTGTTCGACAAGACCGCGGTCGAGCGGCTCGCCACCAGCCGGCGAGCCGAGTCGTGATGACGTCCCCGCCAGCGGAGCGCGGGGATAACAGGGCACCGGCATCCCCCCGATCCGGTGCCCTGGGCGGCCAGCAGCGTCTAGGGGCGCTGCTGGCCGCTCTGGTCCTGCTGGTGATGCTGAGCACGCTCGGCATCGGCATCTACCGGGTAGCCACCGCAGAGCCCACGATCATCCCCGGCGGCCAGCGGTGAGCATCGACGGGTGGATCACCCTGGCCTACGTGGCGGCCGCCGGGTACGCGGTGATCGCCGCGGCCGGCATCACAGTCCACCAGCTACGCAAGCCCCGTCACCGGCAACCACGCCGGCGGCGCTAATGAACGGCTCGCCCGCTACCCGGTTAGAGGATTGGCTCCTGGGATCCGCGGGCGAGTTCACACCTAACGAAAGCGGGCCGGCTCGGCGCCGCCCCTGTGGTTTGGAGCGCCGAGCCGGCCCACCGACACGAAGGAGCATACCGACATGAGATCCAGGCTCAACCCCGACCGCCGCACCGGGCGCCGTCACCAGCTCGCTATAACACTGGCCTACCTAGAGCTGGAAATGTGGCGAGCTGCTCGGCAACGCGAGCTGGCCGCCGAGATCCGCGCCCTGACCCGGACGATGACGAAGGGCGGCCGCCCATGAACACCGGCGCCTACCACTACCGGCAAGCCGAGGCCTACCTCGCCGGCGCCGTCGCGCTGCGGGCACGGGAACACCACGGCGAAGCCGAGCTGTTGTTGACCTTCGCCCAGGTTCACGCTGAGCTGGCCGCCGTCGAACCGTTGCAACCACCGGTGCGGCTGGACGACATAGACACCAGCGACATCAAGGTCAAGCCTGAGCGCCGCGGAATGCGCGATGATCTGCTGGTGGCCGGCAGCGGGCCGGAAGAGTGCGTGGCCGACGTCAGCGCCAACCCGAATTGGCTACGCAACCACGCCCGGAACGCTCTGGCCCTGGCCCGCGAGCTGGAAGCGCGAAGCGCGAAGCCATGACCCTAGAGGCGCCCCGAAACTGCCGATCGTGCCAAGCGTCGATCCGCCTGGCACGATCGGCCGCCACGGGCGCATGGTTCGCCCTAGATCCGACCGCCGTACCCGCCGGCACCCGCGGCGCCTTGGTCCTGGTCGGCGACGTCGCGTTCTCTGAGGCCTCCGGGGTTGCCCATATGGCCGAAACCTGGGCGCTGGACGAGTACACCGCCCGCGATCGGCTCCGCACGGACTACACGTGGCACTTTCCGCACAAGGTCACCTGCAAGGGGGGACAATGACCGACCCGACTCCGATGTGTATGCCCGGCTGGGCGAAGATGCCGGCCGCGTTGCTGGCGGCCCGGATGTCCGATCGGGCCAAGGTGCTGTGGGGCGTCCTGGAACGCCACCAGGGCGGATCTGGTGCGGCGTGGCCGTCCAGGCCTCACCTTGCCGAGCACCTGGGCTGCTCGCTGGACTCGGTCGACCGGGCAGTAGACGAGTTGGAGGACGCCGGCTGGCTTGTGGTGCAGCGAGGCCGCGGCCGGCGCAACCCGAACA